CCACCATAAACACCTCTTGAGGTTAAAGAACCATCAACATCTAAAACAGTAACCTCAGCTGATATGGACGGACTTAAAATACTTTCAAAATAATTAATTGTAGGATTACCCCTTAACAAACCAAACTCACCACTCAAAGTTTTAGAATCTGAGTCAGCTGGAAAAAGACTACATTGTTTTAAAATAAATTTATTTGACATTACATTATTTTTGTTCTATTTACAATTTTTGTGCCTTGTTTTTGAATGATGGTACGAACAATTGTTGTGGTTGGTGTTTTAGATTTTAAAGATGGTGGAATAAATTTAATATCTCTATTCGCTACTATATTTACATCTTGTTTTGCAACCATCAACTCAGGCCCTCTTTCACCAACAAGTGAGACATCACCTTTATTTAAGTATCCACCACCCTCTCTTTGTTTAAGATTTTTTAAAATTGGAAAGTTTAAAACATTTAAATAGTTGTAAGTAGTTTTTTGATTACCAGTATTTAAATTTTTAACTAAAATTAAAACTTGATTAATTTCCTCTGCTTTAATTTTTAATTTATATGTATGAAAACAATTTTGATATTTAAAAGGATCAAAACTATTCATTTATTTTAACATCATCCAAGAAGTTAAAATGTATTTTTCACCTGATAATGGTGGATTACCTCTGTGTACATAAGGAAAAGCTGCAGGCCATATAACTATTCTACCTTTTTTAGGTTTACTCTTTTAGAGAAATGTAAAAATTCTGTTTCACCACCTTCTTCTACATCATTTAAATATATAGAAAAAACAAAAGCACGAGCTTCATTATCATGTCCTCTGTTATGTTCTATATGCCAAACGTGATATCCTTCTGTAAGTAATGTTTTTTGTATTTTTAAATTAGTGTAATAAAATTTATCTACACTATAAGCTTCTAAGGCTCCTGTTTTCTTTTGATAGTCTGTAAAAGCCATATCATAATTAATTATCATGCTTTTTAATTGTTCCCACCAAATATCTATATTACTAGACTCTGCAAAAAATTGATTATCTTTTTTATCAAGTGTAGAAGCATTTTCAAAAACCTGCCTGTTCATGGTTTTATTAAACTTATCTTGATCCTCAAATAACTTTATAGCTTTGTCACATTCTGCAGGTAAAATATAATTATCGTATACGCCTATAAAGTTTTCTACTTTACCTTCTCTTTTTATTTCTGGTTTTTCTTTCATTAATTTATCCTCCTTTTGATTTATTGAAGCCATGCAACTATACTATACCTCGTTCCTTTTGTTATAGGTTCTATACCATGAGGGTACATAAAATTACTTGGAAAAAATACAATTGAACCTTTAGTTAATTTTAATCTTTTAATTTCTTTTTCTTTTTGATCTGCAAATATTAAATCTCCACCTTCATAATTATCATTTAAATTCATAATAACACTTAAATGTCTAGCAGTAGTGCTAAAATGATCTGTGTGAAAATTATACTTACCTCCAATTTCATATTTTAAAAGATCTATTTGATTAATTATATTGCTTTTCATTATAGGAAATTTTGCTTTGTAGTAAATATATAATCTTTCTATTTCTGTTTTTATAAAATTCCAATAAAATTTATTCGTAGTAGTGTGATCATTTAAAGAATAGCCTTTTACATTTCTGATATTTTTATCCACTCCTTTATTAATTCCTAAATGAGTTTTACTTTTTTTATTTATGAAAGGTATTGTTTTATCTATAAAAGCAGGGTCTATTATATTTTTTATCTCAACAATTGCTTCTAAATGATCCATTATTATGCTACTTTCTTTATCTATAAAACTACTATATAACGCACTATATGCTACAAAAATTAAATTTCAAGCCTGGTTTCGACAAACAAATCACTGAGTCTGGTGCAGAATCGCAGTGGGTTGATGGAGACTTTGTTAGATTTAGATATGGACTACCTGAAAAGATAGGTGGTTGGTCACAGTTAACTACAAATAATAATACATTACCTGGAGCAGCAAGAGCACAACATGATTTTACTTCTATAACAGGTGAACAATATGCCGCTATAGGAACTTCTCAAGGTTTGTTTTTATTTAATGACAACAGGTTTTATGATATTACTCCATTAGATACAGCGATTACTGGCGCTACATTTACATCAGTATCTGGTTCTACAACAGTTACAGTTAATAAAACAGCTCATGGATTAGCAAATGGGAGATATGTAAAATTTTCTTCTGTTACTGTTCCTACAGGTTCTGGTTACACAACAACTGTTTTTGAAGATAATACTTTTGAAATAAGAAATGTGACTTCAAACACATTTGAAATTATTATGCCTACTACCTCAGCAGGTAGTTCTTCAGGTACAGGATCTGCACAAATTGATCCGTATGTATTCGTAGGTACAACTTTCCAAACTGCAGGTCTTGGTTGGGGTACAGCTGCATGGGCTGGATCTTCTGGATTTACAAATACTTTAAATGGTGCTTTGAATGATGACACTGCTGGTACAGGAGGATCAGGTACAAGTATTACATTAACATCAACAACTGGTTTTCCGTTAACAGGAGTTATAAAAGTAGGAGCAGAATTTATTTCTTATACGGGAGTAACTGGTAATGATTTAACAGGTATAACAAGAGCTGTAGCAGGAACTAGGTCAGCGCACAGTAGTGGTGCTACGGTTGAATATTATATTGGATGGGGATCAGCTTCTTTATCTTCTAACGTGGTTTTTGATGCAGGCCTCTGGAGCCTCGATAACTTTGGTCAAATATTAATTGCAACAATTCATGGTGGTAAAACATTTACTTGGAATGCAGGTGCAAACAATCCAAAAAATAATAGAGCAACTGTAATGGCTAACGCACCAACTGCAAGTAGATTAACACAAGTTTCTGACAGAGATAGACACGTGTTTCATTTTGGAACTGAAACAACTATTGGAGATGTAACAACTTTAGATCCTATGTTTATTAGATTTAGTGATCAAGAAAACTTTAATGAATATCAACCAACTGCTACTAACACGGCAGGTAGTTTTAGATTAGATAAAGGTAATAGAATTATTGCTGCTGTTTCAGGTAAAGACTATACATTAGTATTAACTGATCTTGCAGCTTATGTTATTCAATATGTAGGACCTCCTTTTACTTTCTCTTTAAAACAAGTTGGTACTAACTGTGGATGCATTGGACAGAACGCTTTAACTTATTCTAATGGTGAAGTATACTGGATGTCTAGTGAAGGTGGTTTCTTTAAGTTTGATGGTACAGTTAAATACATACCTTGTTTAGTAGAAGACTTTGTGTTTACTACAAACGGTGATCACCTTGGACTTAATTATACTTCAGGCCCTCTTGTTTATTCTGAACACAATAATTTATATAATGAAATTAATTGGTTCTATCCTAAAAATGGTTCTTCACAAATAGATAGATGCGTAACATATAATTATGCAGAGAATTTATTTACTACAAGTTCTTTAGCTAGAACTAGCTATTTAGATCAAGGTGTATTTGAACTTCCTTATGCAACTGAGTACGATAAGACAGCTACACCTAATTTTGATATACAAGGAATTACAAATACTTTTGGTGCATCTACATATTATGAACATGAAAAAGGAACTGATCAAGTAAACAGTTCTGGTACTACTTCTATTGATGCTTTTATTCAATCAGGGGATTATGATATTACTAGCTCTTCTAGCTTCTCATCTTCAGGTGTTGCTAATTTTAGCGGAGATGGTGAGTTTATAATGTCTGTAAAAAGATTTATACCAGACTTTCAAGTGTTAACTGGTAACTCTAAAATTACTTTGCTATTAAACAATTATCCAACAGGCACAGCTGCAAGCTCACCACTTGGACCCTTTACAATAAGCTCATCTACTGATAAAGTAGACACTCGTGCAAGAGCAAGATTAGTAGCACTTAAAATAGAATGTGATGCTGTGGGTGAAACATGGCGTTACGGTACACTAAGACTTGACGCAAAACCAGATGGAAGAAGATAATGGCTATAAATTTTAATAGGGACAATACAGGTATTTTTAGTGTAAACGATGCTTTTGATAATAGTAATGATCAAATAGCATTTCTTGGATTTGGAAAAAGTGATGAAGAAAAAGCGTTAGAAAAAATACAAGAATTAAGAGAACAACAAAATAAAATAACCGGAGGCATGCAAGGGGATGTCTTAGAAGAATTAAAAGAAATAAACCCATCAAAATATAATCAAATTCAAGAATTAGAAAAAGAAATAGAAAACTTACAACAACAATTTCCTGAAGATACAACTATTCAAGAAGCCTCTTTAACTAACGAATTTGGTTTTCCTTTAACAGCACAACGTTCAGCAGGGTCATATGGATACCCTACTACTACTATGAGTGACGTACAGATGTTGCAAAATACTTTTGCACCTTCAGCATCTCAAGTTGGTAGAAGTAATATAGATATAGCAGCACCAATGAGTTTAAGAAATTTTGCACCTTTTCCAGGTTTACAAAGCACAGGTGTAGCACCTTTTCCAGGTTTACAAAGAACAGGTATCATACAACAGGCACCAAGTAATTTTACTGGCGCACCTTTTACAGATGATGCTGGTATTACTATTGATGCTTATGATGAGTTTCCTCAACAAGAAAAAAAATCTAAAGGTATAGGTAGTTTATTTGAATTTTTATCTAGGTTTAGCCCTGTACGTGGCATAGCAAAATTATTAGAACCACTTAATGCAAGAATACAATCAACAGATTTTGCAAAATCTTCTAACTTTGCAGAGTACCTTCAAAGAAGAAGAGATAGAAAAGCTAGAGAACAGGCTGCAATAAGAGGAACAGAAAAACAAAAGATGAAAGATAGAAGAGAGTTTGATCAAAACTTTAAAGGTCTTTTTTCTGGTCAAGGTCAAGGAGACGGACCACAAGGAGATGCATTTGGTGGAGACAGAGGAGTTGGACAAGACGCAGGTACTTCTGGAGGAACTGGAGGAAGAAGGGGTGGCGCAGGAAAATTTAGATAATGGCTAAAGTAACCGCATATATACCAGAACCTAAACAAGAATATGATGTAGAAAATCAAAGACAAATTCTACAATCAATTGAAACTATTAAAATGGAATTAAATTTTGCTTTTCAAAATGACTTGAAAGAAGAACAAGATGCATATAATTACTTTTTATCCTAATGACTATACAATATAAAAATCAAGGTTTT